CATCAAATACTGAATTAGCAAAAGCTGAATTTATATTTAATGTTCCATTTATAATTTGGTCACCATAAAATGTATTGCTACCAGTTGTTGCAAAGAATGAATTTGAAACATATTGAGATTGAGTAAACTGATTCAATGATGTTAAAGGAGTTGCTGCGCTACCTGTATTTACAACAATTGCAAAAGTAGAATTATCACCTTTAGTAAATGTAATTGTATTAAGATTTACTGATGCAGTTACTAATGAACTTCCAGTAATTGCTGCAGTTACCCAACTTCCACTTTGACTTGCTAAATTACTCCATTTTTGATTATTTGATTGAGTATAAGCTTGTAAAGAAGATGTAACACCTTCTAAAGTAGCATTTTTTTCATTTTGTGAAGAAGTGAATGCATTAAGAGAAGTAATATCAGTTGATGATGTTAATACTGCTACTCCATTTAGTGTCAAACTACCTTGCACCTTAACACTACCTGAAAGAGTTTGTATATCAGTTAATTCATCTCCAAATTGATTACTACCTGATGAATAAATTACTGAACTTGTTTCATAAAGTGTTTGAACATATCTAAATGATGCAGATACTGCAGATATATTTGTAAATGTTTGGTTTGCAGTAAAATTATTATCTACATTTGTTCTCGCAAACGAACCTGTCTCACTTTCAGTAATCCAGCTTCCACTCTTATTACCCAAATCTTGCCACTTAATATCATTAGATTGCGTATATGCGTTTATATTACTAATGGCTATATTAACACTTGCGGAAGTAGATTCTAAGTTATTTAAACGAATATTTGTTGAAGCAGTATATTGATTAAATGATGCAGTAGTTAATAATGATCCTGTATCTATTTTAATTGATGAACTAGGAACTGCAATAGTTCTGCCGCTTGCATTACCAACATAAAGATAACCGTCTTGCAGTGATGCTGAAAATGTTCCAGATAAATAAAGATTACCTGCAGTATTTACAGATACACCAATAGAATTACCTAAACCATCTTCTAATCCAATCAATGCTGCAGAAGCAGTATTGTTTGTTCCTAAATGAATTAAAGATTGATAAGATTGCGAAATATAAAGATTACTTAAACTTCCCATTTTTATTTTATTTTATTTTATACGGTTGCCCATGTTTTAAATTCTGCTCCAGTTCCACTCCATTTTGCTGGCGTTGTTGACCAAACTTTAGGATTAATCCATAACTCACATTCGTTACAATCATTATATCCTGCTGGGTATGGCCAGTTTACCATTGGAAGATTATTGAATGTCCAAATTTGATTTTCCAAAGGAATATCAACTTGAAAACATTTTAAATTTCCATAATCAGCAGGTTGTAAAGCGTTAATATAAGTTGCGAATACATTTCCTACTGTTTGTCCCGTTGCTTCTTTAATAGTAGCGGTATATTCATCGCCAGTTAAACAATCAATTATTTTATAACCAGCGTTGATTGATTGTTCAATTAAAAAAAAAAGACAACGGTTTTTATCGTTGTGAGTGGTTAGAGTGAATCTGGCCACCCATCCGGCTAATCCATTATTAAAGTCATCTTTAAATGCTTGACAATTTATTTCCCCATTTATTTCATATCCTGCAACACCTTTTTGTGTATATGCAGTTAAATCATTTAAGATACTTAATGTATTTGCATGAATATTAACTGTATCATTTACTCCATAAAAAGGAATTGTTTCTGCATTTGTAGTTGGATTGCTTTCGTTGTTTTTATTTTTAATTTTATCTGCTACTGTCAATTCTATTTCCCAATCAGTTACAGTGTCACCAAAGTTTGCTGTGATGATTTGCACATTAGCGATTGGATATGATGGAAATTCTCTTGTATCAAAATCACTCATATCACCCTGTGTTACTACCTCAATAGAAGGGTGATTACTCATAATTGTTTTAAAATAATTAAGAGTATTGTAGTAAAGTGTGTAATTGATACCTGAATTATGAACGATTGCTGCCATAGTTTATTATAATTGTATTCCTCCAAAATATTGATTCGATTGGTCAGGATAAATCTGTGTTTGATTACCTACACTCTCTAAATATTGTGGAATGAATTGTGAATACGCAATTAAAAAGTTTTGTAATCTTAAAGCGTAATAGTCTGCATTGTTTAATGCCTTTGTTAAAAGATAATCCACTTCTGCTTTAGATGGTGCTACACCTTGCTCACTTTGTTGCTTTACTGCACCATTAGATTTAAATTGAACAGAACTAAATGGAATATATTCAACACATGCATACCATATCAAAGTATTCTTTATGTAATCATCTAAAAGGTCTTGATAATATGCAGATAAACTACCTACTGTATTTGCTACAATCTGGTCTTGCAGATAATCGAATAGGACAGTTCCTATTAGATTTTTAATGTATTTATCCTGTGCTGTTCTTACAAATGGTAAAAGAGCATCAGCATCAATTGCTCCCTGTAAAGGTGAGTTTTTGATGATATCGTTTCTGTTTATGAATAATGCGTAGCTCATAGTTTATTTAAAAATTTCGTATTCTTTATTATTAAATTTCAACATTGAAAATACTTCGGTTGTATCATCTGCTGGAACTTCTGCAATTGTTTGGTCTGCAGCATCTTCGGTTGTTGCAGGATTTTCCATTGCTTTATTAGTTTCATCTTCTACCTGTGCAACTGATTTACCAGTTTCTTCTGCAGCTTGAGTAAGAATTACCAATGGAGTTAATTGTTCAAAGTATAATTGAGTATCATCTATTCCACCCTGTGTTAATGCATAATCTAAAGAATTTAAGATTAAGTTTTGGAATGGAGAGATTGTCATTGTTTGTAAAATACTAAATGCTGTTTTCATTTCTTCACTTTGAGAACTAAAACCATTATTTGCAGTTCTAATACCTAACAATAATGGAGATGTAATTCTATGTGCAACTAATATTCTATCCTGAATGTATTCTGCTACATATTGATACTTTTCATGCAAATTAGAAATATCAATAACGTCCAAAGTAGGTTTAGTTGCAGGGTCATCGTTGAATGAAACCATAAATCTACCTGCGTTATCTGTTCCTGTGAATTTAGCTTGAATTAAATCTTCGATAGTTTGTCTTTCTTCAGGAGCAGGTATACCATTGTTAAAGTTAATCATTACCGCCGGCAAGAAACCATTTACAATATTATTAAAATGTAAATTAGAGATTTCTCCTTCTGACATACTAAATTGTAATGCTGAAATATAATCAGGCAGTGAATAATAGTATAAACCTGGCGTATAATGTTTGATGTAAAGTATTTCCATCTTTTCTTCAGATGTGCCAAATGCAGGTATTTTCTTTTTATCTTTTACCTTTCTATTATCTGTCCAATCTGTGCAGTAATAATAATTTTCAATCTTTGGAGAACTACCTAACTTTTCTGCTCTAAGTGTTTGAACTGGCACATGATAAAACTTTACTACTCTTGTATGGTCCTCATTCCAATAAACTGTGTATGCAGCATTACCATATAATTTTAAATCAAATGCTACCTTTTTAGTTTCTTCCTGTGGAATTAACTTTTGTATCAATTCGTTTTTAGTTTGGTCTTTTGAATACAATCCCTTACCATAAATTAAATCAGCAATACCTTCTATACAAGCTGCATTAGTTGTAGATACATTGTATGCAGTTGTTACTCCTGCGAAGAAATCATCATGTCCATAAACGCCGAATGGCACCCATGCGTATCTCGTTTTAGAATCTTCCGAAACGATTGGCATAGTGTTATTATTTACATTAACAATAGCGAATTTTTGTGTTCCTTTCATATTAGTCATAAATTATATATTTGTTCTCCGATGTGTGAGAAATATATTGCGTATTTTTATTTTCATATACTGATTTATCAACAGATTGAGATGCATATACTTGAACAGAACCATGCCATACTGTTCCAGATGGTGGTGATTCAATTGTTGCTCTATATTCACCTGCTACAATTGCGCCTGATATAGATGCTGTAAATGCAAGTATATTTTCGTATGGAGTCCATTCTACGTCACTCATACTTGCAGTAAATGTATTTAATCCCATCATATCAGTCAAACTCATAGTGTATTGATTACCTACATTCTCTGTTCTGATGGTCCAATTGTTGGATTGTGATATGAAATAGCTTAACATTAGCTCGTATTTATATTATTAAAAACAGGACTTTTCTCTAAAATAGTTAAAACAAAAAACCCCACTCAATTTGAGTAGGGTTTAATATTTTTAGTGAAATACTAATTATGAGTTTGTTCCGTATACAATTGTTGGTAATCCGTTGCCAGTCAATGCTGCAAAAGGATTTGAAGTTGTAGAGCCGCTGATAAATGCTGCTGGTAATTGTTCCAAACCTTGAAAAGTTACTGAATAACCATAAAGGTCACCCAATGCTGCTCCTGTTTGTATAGTTCCCGCAGTTACATCTGCACCTTCTCTCTCACCAACTAACAATGCATCGCCATTCATTGTCCATACAACAATCTTTGGTCTACCATATGCCATCAATTTCAATTGAGTGGTCATTTCGTTAGTCAACTTCTTCAAATTCAAAAGTAATTCTTGTGAGAAGAATGTAGTTCCATTATCTCTTGAAGAGTTTACAGTTTCTGTGTATGCTGAATTTCCTTTCAACTCATAATAATAAACTGTGCTTCCTGAAGGGAATGCTGTGATTTCACCGCTAGCGTTCTTTGTGAAAGAGCCAGTATTATAGTTTAGAAAGTAAACTCCTTGAAGTCCGCCTATACTATCTTTACATACTTCGTTTCTTCCAGCTGATAAATTACAAGCCATATTATTATGTTTTAGTTTTGTTAGTTAAAATTTGGGGTGAGTGTTAACCCACCCCTTTTTTTATATTAGGTTGAGATTAGTAAGCTCCGTAGTAAACGATATCTTGTCCAATACCAAACTGAACACCAGAAGTAAATCTCATGATGATTCTGTAGTTTTGTGAACCGTCTAAGTCAGCCATATCCAATACCTTTACAGTATTGTAATCATTCATCAAACCTGTTCCGAAGAATAAGTTAGATTTTTGAGCAGCTACAACTTTAGATGCAGTCATACCAGGGCAATGGAACATTTCAATACCATTGAAGTTAAGTGGTTTTTCACCTACGTTCAACATATTGTTGTATCCGTTTGCACCTTGTGCACCACCTGCTAATGCTTGTTGATAAGCCTTAACAACGTTAGTTGGAACATACAATGCCACATCTTGCTTACCATATACAGTTGTAGGGATAGTTGCAACGATGTCGTTTAATTTAGCTAATACGTTTGTTGAATCAATAGATCCAGAGATAATAGCGCCAGTTCCACCAGATTTAGCAGCTACTACTGCACTTGCACCACCTGCTGCAACAGATGCAGAAAGTAATGTTTGGAAACCTGTGAAAGAACCGTTAGATGAAGTTCCTGCCCAAATGTTTTGTTCAGTTGCTTCTGCTACTTTACCACCAACGTAAGAGATTAAGAAATCATTGAAGTTCTTTGGAATTTCATCAAAAGCGCTGAAGCCTAGGCTCAATGCTTCCCATGAGTCAACGAACTCTTGCTTACATAATTGTAAGTTAACTTGTAATTCTTTTGGTTCAAGGATTTGCTCAGAGATTGATACAGATCCAGATGTTGTGAAATCACAACTTGCGTCTTGCACGATACCACTAACATCTAACTTCTGAATTACAGATTTGAACTTAACATTTGGCATGATAGTTACATACTTCTTGTCCAATGTGTTTGCAGAAAGTAATGCTGCTGCGATATAACCTGCAGCTGCTTCACCCGCGTAAGTAGAGTTAGAAATTGTTGGCAATGCGAAATTTTGTCTTGCTTTCATTTTCTTTTTTTTTAATAAGTTTATTTATAAAGTTTAGATAAGAAGTTATTTTGTGAACTAACAACTTTCTTACCTGAATATATCTTTTCTTGTGAGAACTTAACACCTTCTTCTACAGGTGCTCCGTCTAATTTTGGAAGTTCTTCTTCTGCCATTTTAATACCTGCAATTTCTTCAGTTACTTCAGAATTTACTGGTGGCTCAACTGGCATTTCCATCTTCTGCATTTTCTTTTCCATTTCTTCGATTCTATATGCCATCTCTTCGATTTTCTTTTTCATGTCAGCCATTTCAGTTACTTCATCTTCACCTAATGGTTCACCATCTGTTTCTGGCATATCTTCAGATACTTCGATATCTGCTGCTGCAGCTTTCAAAGTTCCAGATTTAACTTGATTAGTTTCATCTTTTACGATTTCTGATTCAGGGATATCGCCTGCTGCTTGTGGAATTACTTCAGTTTTTTCATCTGCAAATTCTACATTTTCTCTTTCAACGATTTTACCACCTTCAGTTTTTACTTTGATGTAAACTTCTTGACCTTCTTCACCTTCTAATTTCAAATCATGAAATCCATCTGGTGCAGGAGACTTAGTTCCATCTTCTGATACTACATCAAGTGATTCACCAACATCGAATGTAGGTGACTCTACGATTGTTCCATCTGCTAATTTAGCGTAAGTTAATTCCACTTCACTAGCGGAAAGGAACTCAACTATTTTGTTCAATACTTGTTTTGCGTTCATTTCTTTCGATTTATATTATTAAAAACAATGTTTCTTAAATTTATAGTAATTTTTTTTATATAAGTTCTAATTTACCTGATTGTGTAAACGTATGGTATGTCCAATTGTCTATGATTTCTACACTTCCACCATTAAACTTTTGTTCAGTTCCTTCGTATCTTACTTTTACTAATGGAGCATGTTCATTTACAAAAATGTTTATGCTACCCGTTAAATCAAGTATAGAATCCTCAAAGTTAGTAGGATTTGCTCCGTGTATTTCTAATTGTGTTATCATTTTAAATTTAATTAAATATTAATGGTCTTAATGCTGATGAGGATGGGAATGTATGATAAACGTATCCACCACTAATTGCAATTTCACCACCTTCGAATAATTGAGTTGTTCCTGCGTATCTAATTTTTACAATACCATTTCTTCCTGGTAAATCTACAGAAAGAGCTGATGTATTTCCTGTTCCTCCTGATCCTGATATAGTTGTATATTGTGTTCCCTCACCGTCACCTGTTCCACCACCGCCAGCGTATTGCAATCCATCTAACCAAGCTTTTGGTAAACCTGGAATAGAGCCTGTTGATAAAGTTCCTGCAATTGCTGCACTACCTGCTCCACCACCACATCCACTTCTATATGTTCCTATAGGAGATGGTTGCGATGTATAAAAAGCATTTGCTCCATTGAAACCTGCTGTTCCAACTCCACCTGTTCCTGTTGCTGTTCCTAAAAATGTTGCACCACCACCTGATGCACCATTCCCACCATCTAATTGTTGTCTAGCTCCACCACCGCCTCCGCCTGTTGCAGTTATGCCTAAGAATATAGATGAACTACCTGGCAATCCTTGTGTATATGGTAATCCAGGATCACCACCACCATTACCAACTGTTACAGCATAACTTATTTCTGGATTTAATACTATGCTTCCACTTCCAGATATAAATTGACCTGCTCCACCGCCACCAGCATCAGTTAAAAATGCACCATCCTCTTGTCCACCGGCACCACCGCCACCTACAATAAGATACTGAATATCCAATACTGCGTATTCTGTTCCAATAAAAGCAAATGGAGTAAATCTCATTATACTAAATTTTTAACTGCTGTTG